ATTGGAATTGCTGGAGATTATTCTCGTTGGGATGGCGTTATGTCAGCACAGATCATGGAGAAGGTTGCTGACAGAATTGTCAATCGTTGGTATAATTGTGGTGTATCTGATCCTCAAGCGGATATGGTGCGGAAAGTTCTTGTTGACGAAATGATCCATACTCCAGTGTTGGCTATGAATTTGGTATATGGACAACATGGAGGTAATCCCTCTGGCAATCCTATGACAGCGATTATCAACACTATCGTTAATGCTGTTTATATGCGATATGTATACGCTAGGATAATGCCGCTTGATCAATCGAGTATGATTGATTTTCATCGTAATGTTAAAATGTTTGTTTATGGAGATGACAATATATTAGCAATTCGTCCTGAAATTCGTTCTCTTTTTAACATGCAAACAGTTTCAAGAGAATTTGCTAAACTTGGCATTACTTATACGACAGCTGATAAATTGAATGCTGAGGAGGCTTTACCATATGATAATCTTGAAAATTTATCTTTTTTGAAACGCGGTTTTCGTTCTGTTTCCAATGAATTTTATCCATTGATGTCGATGAAAACTATTCGTGATTTAGTGAATTGGATTCGTGAATGTGATGATCCTGAAGAAGCTTGTATTGAGAACTGTAACACGGCTTTGAGGTTTCTTTTCTTTTATGGAGAAAGAGATTTTGTTGAATTTCGAAATTTGGTGATGCATCGATTCCATGCTTTGGGGATCAATGCTCAACTTCATTCTTTTGGATATTTGAGACGTTACTATGCTGAACATCACGGTTTTCCTGTTACTACTGAGGATTTTGAAACAAAAATTGTTGTTGCTTTGGAGGCTGAAGAGGGCAATGTCGATGGAGGTATTGTGTTGCCTTCAGTTGCAGGTTTGAACGTTGCTTCCACTACAGATGGCAAGGTCCGCGTTAAAACTGGACAATCTCATTCAAAACAATCTGCATGTGATCCTCCATGGTCAGTGACAGAGTCGGCATCAAAATGGGTTTTTGTCAAGACCATAGGTTGGCAGACTTCTGATGTTGCTGGAAATACGCTTGGAGGGTCTGTTTTGAACCTTCCGTTCGATCTATTGAAATCAGCTCAGACTATTTATCCGTTTACACAATTTTTGCAATGGAGAGGTGGAATACATTTGCGTTTTTCTGTTGACGGCACTCCCTTTCATCAGGGAATGGTGCGTGTTGTCTTTTTGCCTTTGGCGGCTGCCCCCAATTTTCCAGAAGGAGTTGGGAATTTAATGCAAGATTCTTTGTTGCCACATGTGAAGATTTTTGCTAATACATCTGAGGATGTTGAACTTTTTATACCTTTCAATCATCCACGTGATTTTCTGTCTTTATCTGATGCTTCAAGTGGATCATGGCTTTACAACACACTCGGTCAAGTTGTTATTGTAGTTTCAAACCAATTGAATGTGGCGACCGGGTCAACAACAAATATACCTATATCAATATATGCCTCATTTACTGAGGATTCACGTTTTATTGTTCCGGCATCAAGGACTTTAACTGGAACAAGGGGTGCAGGAGAAATGCGTTTGCCCCATGAGGTCATTTTGGAGTCGATGAGTGGAATTGTTGGAGCCTTGATGGAGCCCATAATTGAGAAAGTTTTACCTAAAAATATTATTGGAGATGCTATACATAAGCTCGGCTTTGGGGGAATGGATAAACCCAACAATACACTTCAGCCGTCTTATATGATACCCCGCCAAATGGGTTATTTATCAAATTCCACCCAGATTGAACAGATTGAAAGATTGAGTTATGTTCCATCTTTCAATGATGATGCTGAACCTGATGATTTTCAGATTGAACAGGACGAGACAGATATCGATTGGTTGCTCGCTAAGAAATCTATGGTTGATTCTGTAACGTGGGCTGTCTCTGATGCAAGTGGAGCAATATTATGGAGACGTCGGATGGAAGCATTTGCTGATATGTATAACATTATTGCGTCTGCTGCTAATGCAGAGGTTCCTGTATCATTACTTGGACATTTGACTGCTTTGCATGAGAAATGGAGAGGACCTATGGATTTTGAGATTGAATTTGTTGCTACTGACTTCCATCGTGGGAAGTTGTTCTTTGGAGTTCATTATGGTGTTACAACTGCA